CTCCTTGAAATTGTTTTCATCGATACAATTGTGTTTATTTTTAATAGCATTTATTTTTGATGTATTTATTATATTATAAATATCAGCACCAGTAACACCACTAGTTCTTTCAGCTAATATTTTATAACAAATATTATCCGATAATTTAATATCTTTGAAATACATTTCATACATTTTTTCACGTTCATTCATATTTGGTAAATCAAAATATATTTTTTTGTCAAATCGACCAGATCTAGTTAATGCTGGATCTAACGATTTTACAAAATTAGTTGCAGCAAATACTATTATATTTTCTTTTTCATCAAACCCATCCATTTCCACTAATAATTGATTTAATGTTGATCCATATTCAGAATTTGTATTTGAATTTCTTACTTTACCTATTGCATCAATTTCATCAATAAAAATAATACAACCTTTTTTCTTAGATTTCGCACTTTCAAATAATTTTCTTATTCTTGAAGCACCTACACCAACGTATTTTTCTATAAATTGTGAACCACTTGCAGATATTATAGGTATATCTAATTTTTTAGCCAGAGTTTTTACTAATAAAGTCTTACCAGTACCAGGAGGTCCTGATAGCAATATTCCTTTTGGTATATTTACATTCCAATCTTTATATTTATCCTTATGTTTTATAAAATCAATATAATATTCTATTTCTTTTTTTACATCATTTAATCCAATAATAGAATTAAAATTTATATTATTTTTTAATTTTTTTATACTTAATAACATTAAAATAAATGTGAATCCTATTAAAAATATGATGCCATCTATATTATTTTGCGATTCTGGTTTTACTTCTTTACTCCAAAACATTATATGTATTTAAAACATTTAGCTTTATTATGATTTGATAAATGTTTAAATGGTTGGGACAAATTCCCATTGAAGTTCCTTACAAATTTTTTTCCAGATTTCATCCTGTTCTATTATTGTATATTATTTGTATATTTTTTAAAATCATAATTTTCATTTAAAAAAACATATGTTTCAAATTCAGGGTTCATTTGTATTGTAGAACTTACAAGTTTTCTATTTTTTTCATAATAACATATAGGTCTTTCCAATGGATAAATAACTGTGCTTAAAAAAACTTCATCAGAACCATATATTTGCAATCCTTCTTTATATTCTTTATTCCAATCATCAATTAATTTTTTCATAGATGGTATTTTATCTGTTTTTTTTATTCCACAAATACCTCCTAATACAAAACCTTGTTCAGGCCATTTATGCCTCCAGTGAAAAGCAAATATCCAAAATATTTTATGTTCATGTTTTTGAACATCTTTTAATATCAATATATCATTTAATTCTAAAGGCAAGTCAATATCGCGAAAAAAACAAAAATCATAATTATCATATGCCTCGTATCTCCAAAAACAACCAGAACGATTATACGATTTTTCTTTTTTAATTAGTTTTACAAAATCAAATTTTCTATAATTATCTAAATAATTGTCAGGTATTGTTTCATCATAATATAAAACAAAATCAAAATCTCTAAGAAATTCATTAGTTTTTTTATACTCCATTAATGTCTCCGGAATTGATAAATATGTATCATGATATTTTTTAATATCATTATTTAAAATAAAAATACTTGAAGCTATACATTTTTTCATATAATATATAACTATATTAAAGTGTTAAATTGTTGGGACAAATTCCCATTGAAGTTCCTTACAAATTTTTTTCCAGATTTCATCCTGTTCTATTCTTTTCACAGGGTCCTTTAACATAGGAAAAAAAGGCAGAAAAGTTCTTTCATCCAATAATTCGCACATTTTATAAAGCACATAATAATAATTTAAAAAATTTACACGATCATCTGGACAATGTTTTGCATATGGTTTTTGAATTTCCATAAATAAATTACATAATGTATCTTCCAATTCAGGTGACATAATAGGAGGTCGAATTCCTAATTTATCTTTTATAAATGGAATATGTTCATAATATTTATTGTATCCTAATTTTTTCAATATATCTTTTGCTTTTTTATTTGACATTTGTTTTAGTGTAATTCTTTCTTTTTTTATCTGACTCTTTATATTTATAAGAACTTCCTCTGGTATTTGTGTGGTTTCTTTTGCTTGAAATTGTGCTAATATTTCGCGAAAATGATTAATTCTTTTATAAGCATAGAAACATACTTCTTTAGGCGGTTCTTTATAACTAGGTTTTTCATTTTCTATCAATACAGATACTTGTTTTCCACATTTTTTACATAATAATACGCCATCATGTTCTACCGCCACTAACTCACCGCCACATTTTTCACAAACATCATAATTTATTATAAAATTATTAATGTTCAAAAAGGTTTCATCCACATTAATTAAATATTGTTGAACATCATTTATTTCTTCATTTTCTTTTTGTTTTTTGTTTTTGCTAAAAAAATTATTTAGGACAGTTTTTTTCACTTTTTCTCCCTGCGAAACCATTTTCTTTTTTTCAAAATAATCAAATATATATTTCGAATTGTTTAAAAGATAATTTGTTTGTTTTGTTTTAAGTATATTCACCTCGTCTTTTATTTTTCTGATTTTATCTTCAATTTCTAGTTTTTCTTCAATTTTCATTTTCTTTTTTAATTTAATTCTTAATTCTTTCCTTTCTTTTTTTAATTTTGGCAAAATAGTATTTTTAATATTATCAAATTCTTTCATCTTTTCGTTATGTTTACCATCTAAGGTTATGTTTGATTTGGATTTGATATTGATTCTTTTATTAGCTTTTGGTTTAAAGCTAGGCATTTATATATATTCAAATTTTACTTTTAAATATAAATTACGTGTAAAAAATAAATAAACTTTCTACCTATTTTTTAGATGGAAAATTCAAATATAACAATTCAAAAAATGAAATTTATTTATAATGCTTTAGAAAATGGTTGGGCCGTTAAAAAGAAGAAGGATTTATATATTTTTTCAAAAAATCATGAAGGGAAAAAGGAAGTATTGTTGGATGAATATTTGAAACGATTTATGGTAACAAATATGGATTTTAATAATTCATTTATAAAATAAATTAATTAATTGATTAATTAAATTATTTTCCAAAATTTTTTTTTCTTTAGCAATATTATAACTATGGGAGGAGGACTCATGCAACTAGTCGCTTATGGCGCACAAGACGTTTACCTAACTGGTAACCCGCAAATTACTTTCTGGAAGGTTACTTACCGCAGACACACTAACTTTGCTATGGAATCTATTGAACAAACATTTAACGGTCAAGCCGATTTTGGACGTCGTGTCCAATGCACGGTATCCCGTAATGGTGATCTGTGCTATCGCACTTACTTACAAGTTACTATGCCCGAAATCAACCAAGATATGGCAGCATATGCCCGTTGGTTGGATAACCCCGGTGAACATCTTATCTCTATGGTTGAAGTAGAAATTGGTGGTCAAAGAATTGATCGTCAATATGGTGACTGGATGCACATCTGGAACCAATTGACTCTTACTTCTGAACAAGAACGTGGTTACAACAAAATGGTTGGTAACACCACTCAGTTGACCTACTTGACTGACCCTAACTACGCAAACATTGCCACAGCTTGTTCATCTGCCGATGTTCCCGATGCTGTATGCGCACCCAGAAAAGCTCTTCCAGAAACGACTCTTTATGTTCCACTTCAATTTTGGTTCTGTCGTAACCCTGGACTTGCTCTTCCATTGATTGCTCTTCAATACCACGAAGTCAAAATCAATTTGGAATTGCGCCCATCGGACGAATGTTTGTTCGCTGTAAGCACCCTTGGTGGTGAATCCGCTAACGCAGGAAAAAGTGTAAAAGCCAGTGAAGCTTATGCTCAATCATTGGTTGCTGCTTCCCTTTATGTTGATTATGTATTCCTTGATACCGATGAACGTAGACGCATGGCACAAAACCCACATGAATATTTGATCGAACAATTGCAATTTACTGGTGATGAATCCGTTGGTTCTTCGTCCAATAAAATCAAATTGAATTTCAATCATCCTTGTAAAGAATTGGTTTTCGTTGTTCAGCCAGACAAAAATGTTGATTACTGTGCTTCTCTTGAAGGACACTCTGTTCTTAACAAAGCTTTGGGTGCTCAGCCACACAATTACACAGATGCTATTGATGCTTTGCCAAACTCTTTGGCCGCATTCTCTAGTGCTGCTGCCAGTCGCACAACATCGGGTAACGATGTTATCAGCGCATCTGGTTTGTTCCAAGACCCAGGAGCAACTGAATCTACTGCTTCTGTTGTAGGAAACCCAGGAAATGCTAGCTTAGCTGGTGCCATGGCACAAGAAGCTGGTGTAGGAGATAGTGGTGTTTCTGATGCTGGAGCATTCGTTCTTGCTGAAACCGCCTTGGGATT